TGGGAACTTTTCTGCATCACTAAGACTCGTATCAAGCATGAACTGGAGCATGAAGTTGCTCCGACCCATAGCGGCTTCCCGTTCCAGCAGGTCTTCATGACTGAAGCGGTCTGGATCCGTAATACCCCACGCTTCGGCACCTTGATCGATGTCCTCTTGGAGTTGAGGGGCGATCAATCCTTCGTATTGGGACAGCTTGCGTGGGTATCGAGCAGGCCACACAAACGGACGGTAGTTCCGTTCTGCCAGCTTGCGGTAAATGGTAAAGGTGGTCTGAGGCGTACCAAGGTACATAATGCGGGAGTCTTCCTTTGGGGTCAGGATGGACTCGGCTTCCGTGCACAGTTGTAGAAGCTTTTCTCGCATCATCTCTGTCATGGAGTTACCGGGCACCTCCACGTCATCAAGAATCATCAGGTCAGCACGAGAACCCGTGAGCTGACCCGTAATACCGACCGATTTGACGGACGGTGCCTGGGACGGTGAGCAGTTCACATCAAAAGAGATACGAGACCACCGGGCATCGTCACTTTTAGGACGCAGGTGAACCAGCCACGGGGTCTCGATGATCAGCTTCTGCAGGAAGATCGACATGTTGTCAGCCCGTTCCTTGGAAGCCGAGATAATCATGATCTTCTTCTCTGGGTTGTTGAACAGAGTCCACAACACAAAGGCACCTGTGATCCACGACTTACCAACACCCCGGAACGCTTGGATCTGTAATCGCTTTGGTCCGTGCTGCAGGTAGTCTGCAATGGCGTATTGAGCACGGGTTGGAGAGGGCAGATCAAGTTGACTCCAAAGTGCTTGTAAAAAGAGCTTAAAATCTTGCTGTAGGGACTCAATCACGGAGACCCCCCTAGGAGCCTCTGTACGGCGTTTTATAGGCATTATAATAGAATGTACCTGAGTGGATAAATAACGGCCTTCCAGGGGCTTCTAGGGGCCAATAAGAGGTAATGCCGCCCCACGGTTAGGAGCGGCACGCATTTATGGAATTAGTTACGCAAGACCTGATTTGCGTGCAGCAAGCATCCGTTCGCGCTTACGGCGTTGCTCAGCAGTTTCAGACTTGGGCATCTTGTCGGTTGATGCTTGGTTGAAGTACTTCGATGAATCAGCCTTGGTTGCGGCTTGGTCGATCTTCAGGCTGTCCTTCACGCCTTCACCACCCGACTTGGAAGCAGCCTTTGGTTCTTGTTTGGGAGCTTCTTTGGCAACCGTTGGGGCATCAGCACGTTGACCCGTGGCTTGATCCAGACCCATTTCCTTGCGGAAGCGGTTCAGCAGGGGGTTACCAGATCCACCAACCTTGTCTCGGTACTCCTTAGAGCCTTGGTACAGGCCCTTACCACCGTCGCGGTAGGTCTCGCTTGCTTTCGGTGCAGGCTTAGAGGGAGTGCTGGCTTTGGCCTTGGGAGAGGGGTTTCGGACAGCCGTAGTGGGTTGTTGGCTAGCACTGCGAACAGGACGTGCAGGTTGCTTTTCCGCAGGCTTTGTAGTTTCGGTATCAGTGAACTTCGATTGCTCTTTGCCAGGAACGTATCGACCGTTGGTTGCAGTTGACCCCTTGTTTTCCGGGGTGTTCTTCATGTTGTACCGCTTGCGAAGCTCTTTAGACTTCCCCTTCCAAAATTCTGGATTGGCAGCATCCTTTGCCGCACCTTGCATCATGCTGGCGATGGTCAGGGCTCCAATTACTTTGTTTGTACCAGCGCCAACACGAGGCCCTGCAAACATGCCTTCAGGAGTCAGTCGGCTTGTGCCGCGACCACGAGCCGTACGGACTTCACTAGAGCGGCTACCTTGAGCAGCTTGTCGAGCCTTGTTCTCCGCCATTTCACGACGGGTCGGTTCAGTACGACTGGTGCCAGGACCAGAGCGACCAGGAGGAAGTTGGGGCCGATTGCCAGATGTAGGCATCGCTTCCCTTGCAGGAGGAAGCGCAGGTCTTGATGTGTCTGTACGAGTCTGACGAACTTCTAGACCAGTTTTCTGCTCTGGTCCCCACGGCTGGCTGGAGTTACCCACACGGTTTTGTCCTTGGCTGCTGGGGGGAAGTTGACGCCGGGGACCAATGCGACGTGCCGGTTCAATCGGAGACTTTTGTGCGCGTTGACTATTAAGCTTTGCCTGCTGACGAGACCGCATATTGCCAGGCTTTTGCTTGGCTTTATTTTTAGGTGCCATTATTAGTTAATGTGAGAAAGAATCATCCCTTCACGGGATGGGTTAATACCAAATGTGCTCCTCATCCATTGGAGCCAATTATTACTACCTTTTGCCTGATTACACTGCCAGCAGCTGGGTACAAGATTTGATGTAAGATCTTCCCCGCCAAGACAACGAGGACGTACGTGGTCAAGTGTAAGTTCATGTAATTCATAAGTTTCTCCGCAATAAACGCATTGACAGTTGAAGTGTTCCTTAATGGCTCTTCTCCAAAGCCTTTTTGCTTCTGGACTTGTCATCGTTATTAGGTTTTGGAGGTAGTGATCAGGCGTAGGTAGTAACGGGGTCATGCGTACTTCTGGCCAGTACGGGGTCTGCGACGGTTGGCTGAGGGGTTTTCAAGCTTTCCCTTTGCTGGACCTGTGTGGGAGGCATCCATTCCGTCACCGTTCCCGTAGGTGCCAAGCTGTCGGTTCAGCTTGTTGGCATTTGTACGGATCTTTAGACCGTTGTTGGTTTTGTTGTATTTAGCCTGTTGCTTAAGACGACGCTTGTTGGCAGCAGGGTTTTGATCGTAATAAGCCTGGGTTTTAGACTTTGCCATACAGCCTCCGTTGAACCATCTCTGGATCAATCTTTGGCATCACAGTGGCCAACTTATCCAGGGGGTTACCTTCGTAAGCAACCCCGCTGATGTCGTTCTTAGCCAGCCAGTCACAGGCAGCCTTGAGGTCTGCAGTTGTGGCTTCTCCGGATTTGATACGAGCCAGGAACTCAGAGGTAACAAGGTTATGGAGTTCGTTGAACTGGTCTTCTGTGGCTTTCTTTTTATTAGCCATGACGCAGAGCGATTTGATCTAGTTTGTTTTCGATGCGGACCATGTGGTCTTCCATCTTTTTGAGAGCAGTCGACAGCTCTTCACGTTGGACGTACTTCTCTGCAATACGCAGCTCAACGCGATCAATCCGGCTATCGACTTCACCAATACGTTGGTTCAACTTTCCATGGAGAGCAACAACTCCTGTCAACGCTGCAATGGCAGCAGTGATAACTCCCTCAATCATTCTGCTCCATTAAGCGAATAAGTTTTTGGGCGTAGACGGGATCGGTAGCGTATCCTTCACGCTTCAGGAGAAACGCACAGTCTTCACGGGTGGCTGCACGGTTTACACCTTTGTAGCCCTTGTAATCTTTGTACCACTGGGTGACCAGATGGTTCACACAGTCAAATGGCGTTGCAAAGTCCATAAACGCAGCCTTTATTGTCACTGGACCGTTGCCGTAGTCTTCCCAGGTGGTCTTAATCGTCCCTGGACCTTTGATACCAAAGAAGTTGTTCTTACCGCTCAGGGCGGTGCCATATGCAGACTCAAGTGCCCATTGGGCTGCCACAACTTCAGGAAACTTGGCACCAGCTGCAGCAGCAGCAGCTTCGATGCCATCCCATGTATTAGTGAATTGCTGCTTGGGAGGTTCAGCGGGAGGAAGCCTCCACAGTTGAACCCACTCCTGAGAATCAGAAAGGCCCTCCTTACCCAAGAGTTTCTCAAGGGCTTGGAGGGCTTTGATTTGGTTGGGCAGACCTTTGTAGTACTTAGCTACGTCAGTCAGCCGGATACTCATTTGAAGGTATCCTTGAGTTGTTGAAGTTTGTCGTCCTCTTTACGCAGAGGTTTCAGGGCGTTGATACCAGCAAGGATAATTTGGACAACGCTATTCGATTTCAGTTTGCTGTTGCCAATCACTTCGGAGGCAACAAACAGGCCAAGGAAAAGCAGGGTCTCGTAGGAGACCTTAAGGCCAAGAATGGTAAGCATTAGTAGTTACCGGGTAATGGAGTATGGGAATCAGGCCCAGGGCAGACCAGCAGCCTTGGTCGGTTGACGCTGTTCATCAAGCTGAGCCTGGAGGGCGGCTTCAACTTCAGCCACCTTTTCTTCGCCCAGCTGGTCCTGGACCCAGCCCACGACGACTTCAGCAGTGAGGTCAGAGAAGGGGATCATTTCGTCCTCAGGACGCTCCAGACCGATGGAGCCGTATGCACCAGCTGCATAGGTGTCATCTTTGGCGTCAACGGTGTAATGCACGGTGTACACGTAGCCATCGCTGACTTCGCGCTCCATTTGGGCAATGTTCCAGGTGAAAGTGGTA